TCTTCCCGTCGGGCTGTATCTTTATGGCATACACATCCCCGTTAAAACCGCTTCCGATATTAAAGTTTAGGTCTGTACCACCATCTGGGAAAAGTCTAGCTATCTTATTTCTGGGAGTGCCATCAGACTCTGTAAACTTGCCGCCGACAATTATGAAGTTGTCGGCTGGATTGACCTCTATTACATTTACTGTGTCGTTAAATCCAGATCCCACATAAAAACTAGCATCGATAACGCCGTCAGCACCTCCAGCGGCGTAAACTCGGCATATTCGATTAAGAGCAAGGCCAGAACCATAAGTAAAGTCTCCACCAATTATGTTTTTTGGAGATGCTGGGGATATATTTTGCCAACCCATCGCCCTGATGGCCCCATTAAAACCTTGTATTCTTTGCGCTGAATACCTCATTCCCACATACCCTGGGGACCCCGGTGGTGTATACACAGAAACAGTTCCAGGGAGAGCGAAAAAACCAGTGGCTTCCCATTGCTCTATAAATGAGTCCCCTATCAACTGCATTATATGTGCGTTTTGTTGAAAAGGAGTAGGAAGCGCGAGGGCTGTTTCTATGTCTTCTTGAGAAACGCTATAGAAAAGTCGTCTATTTTGATATTCAGGAGATCCCGTATTTGCCCATGTAACAAATTGCAGGATATCCCCAGCTTGAAAAATAAAGTTTACATTTGCATCCGCATACGCATTTCCTTCGTATGTAAAGAGAAAACTATTAGCCGGCAGCCCTGATGGTGGGGACGAATCGGTTATTCCAATATTATACAATCTACCAAATTCAAGAGAGTTCCAAAGAATCTCCTTGACGTTATAGCCCATCTCTACATCTAAAATAAAAGGGGCCTCAGTAGGCTTATCATATCCTTCTCTGAAATTAGAATAGGCCAACTGATTAGTTGGAAGGTATTCTTGACAATCTGAAGTTATCGGAAGTCTGTCGTAGTTCTTAAATACGTCCGTAGCAGCACTAGTGGCAACGCCTCCGTAGAAGTTTACGGTGTAAAAGGTGTTGTCGTTTATAGAGTCTTGGTCCTTGTTAAGCTGAAGGAATACACCAAATGGAGGTATCGTTCCAAAGCTATCTCTATCGAATTGCTGAACAGCTAGGTTAAAACCTCTGATCACCTTGGGTCCTGTATCAAACTGAATCCTTATGACGTTGTCGTTGTTTAGAAATACCCAGTTGGTTCCACTAACGAGTTCTGACTGGTCAGGTAAGGCCAGGTTAGAATACATCGACCAAACACCAATCTCTCCATTCTCGTATATCGGCTGAATAATGAACTTGAATAGTTTCCCACGCAGCTTGTTGTCGTTACGAGTAGTGTCCGTGAAATAACTAACGATAGGCGGCTCCATTGGCCACTTAATCGCATCTATGGTCTGAAGGTCAACTATTGTATAAAAGCCGTCAAGGGCCTTGCGTAAATTAATCTGATAAGGAGGATTGAAGAGACGAGTTCCGTCGTCTTCATACATTTGATCATTCCAGCGTCCGTCGGTCCACTTAAGGATATCATCTACCACGTTGGCGTGGAAGATTGGCCAGTCGGGACTGAAGTTTAGCACTATGTCTTCAACCACAAGCTCATGGGTCTGATTTGCGATATAATAAACCCAAATCTGGTGAGGCACGGGAGGTGGAGGGAACGGAGGTACTGGGGGTGGTGTGTATTTGTAAACGAAATAAACGATAGCATTTTCCTTCAACCACTGCGTAGCACCAAGCACCTTGTCTTCTTCGATAATGTCTGGGTTGTTTATCTCAATCGTTCCAGCCGAAGTCTCCACCGCAAAAGCGTTACCAGAATTATAACCAAGACGACAGTATGAAAAGTCACGATAGTCGCCCTTGGGCATACCCTGAGGCGTGTCGTCGGTGTTTATACCACCCTCAAATGTTATTATCTCGTTGAAATCCATTATCCTAGATTAAACTCTGAACTTTGTGCAAGTGCGTCAATCATCTCACTCAGTCGTGGGGCCTTAACCAAAATGTTGGCACTCCACTGGGCTGCCTCGTATTGCATCTGTAATTCCTTGAACTTTGAGCGGTCTAGTGCCGTCCCCTTATGGAGACAATACTCCGCCATGAGGTACAAACGGAACGGCTCGGCGTATGCCGTGTCGATGAGGCTATTCTCGTTAACATCTGATCCGTTTGAGAAGTACTCGATTACCAACTGTCCGTCGGGTATGTTGTGATCGAAAATTATATTGTTGCCGTCTATTCGGTAATAGTTCTGATTCCGTCCACCACCCAAACCAAACTGTGTCTGGTTGTAAAAGAAACCAAAGTATCCGTATGGGAAAAGGCCGTCTGCAATTACAGGGTCGGTCTTGTCGCTTTCGCATTGAAAGAACTCCTCTGGATATGTCAACGACGTGTCCGGAGTCAGAGTCCAAATGCGACGGCCAGACTTGAGTCCAACCTTGGTAATCCTCATGCAGTCGCCGGGCATCGTAAACACCCTTGCTCCAGTGTCAATCTTTCCGTAGATTGTTCTCAAAGACACGTTTCCGTCTAGTGGAGACTTTTCGCTCAAGTAGTCGATTGCTACCTGCACCATCCAGTTCAGTTCACGACCGACGGGGTTCTTGCCCAAACGGTAAAGAGCCGACGTGGCTATATATTTTATATTCTTAATCGTCATTGACTAACTTGATTTTGCATGTTCTGTCCGTCAATCGAGTCGTTATTCAAGTCGTCTTGGTACTGCTGCGTAGACAAGAGCTGCATACACGCCTGGAAGAGTGTTGTCTCCCCGCGTCCTGCTTCGTTGGATGGTATAATCAAAACATCGTCATCAGCCATCTGATACACGTTGGGAACCATAACAACCGTTACGTCACCCTCTGGTCTCTTGTTGAAACGAAGTTTGTTGTTATACAGAATAGCGGCCGAGTTGTTTGCTCCGCGAAGTACCTTCATGGCGTTCGCCTCTGCCTTTGTCTGAATGATATACTCATTACTTCCTGTGCCTTCGTCTGTAACCGTAAATATAGCAAGTGATCCCGCCACAGGTTGTGGGTTTAGGGTTACGTAATATCCATTCGCGTCAGAAGCAGGGGTAAACGTGTAAGGAACCGCCATGTCGCTCGCATCGTATGGGTTGGCGCTTACAATATCTGCAAGGGCCATGTTCATCACACGAGAAATAACCGAGCGTGGGTACAGACGGCGCAAGTCCTCTGGAGTGTCTCCCCCAGTCAACCTGTGCTGTATGAGTTCTATGGCCTGGCGTTTTGTTATCATACCTTACTTGGCATTTGAGTCTGAATGTTCCACTGGTTCTCGTTACCAATACCAACATACGTCTTAATCATGTCGATCAAGTGGTCTACGCAGCTCTCAGGATATTCAAACTCAACACTCAAACTAGGATCTCCTGTAGCCGCCACAGTATTGTTAGCATGTACGCTACCCGGAGGTAAATATACGGCAACTCCGTTAACAATGTCGTAGTCAAAGTAAGGAATATTTGGGGTTCTTATGTAAGTAAACGTGATACGCGGAAGGTATGGATAAATGAAGTACTTGTCGTTTCGTGTGACAAGGATTGGGTCGTTCTCTTCCGGGTTGTCTACAGGACTTATCAAGGAACTTCTCATCTTTGCATCGTACTGATGCTGACTAACAAACTCAACACTTCTGTAGTTAGTTTCAACACCACAGTTCACGTTTAACAACTCAAGATAACTAGATGAAGCCTCATACCAAATGTCGCTGGGGATGTCTGCGTATCCACCCTTCTTCGGGTCTCCAGCAAACACCGGAGTAAAACTCATCGGTGGATACTGAGGGCTACCCAAGGTCTTGATGAAGGTTTGAAGGTCACTAGTAATCTCCCGGTTCTTTTCAAACAAGTCAACCAGGCGATTTAAGTATCGTTGGTTAACCGTCTTGATTCCCTTGTTGAAGGTTTCGGGAGTTATGTACCCTCCGCGCAAGTCCTTACCCGCGCGAAAGAGCAACTCGTCATATATTTCACCTAGGTTAGTGATCATTATGGGTAGATTTCAATCTTTATGTATGCATTCTCCAGCCCGTCATATCCCGTAGGGAAGGCTGTTGATACGGTTTGAAGTAATAACTGTGTGGGAGTAGCTTCAAACACCCCAAAGGCGCCATTTTCACCAACGGTTAGCGTACAGGAAACAAATGTCTTACCTGTTGTAAATGCGCCGTTTGATGAGGTTAATACATATGAAGTACTAGCACCTGAATAGGTTAATGTCAAGGTACCTCCAGTAGTATTGATGGCTGGCGTCAAAACATAAGTAACAGGATTTGTCTTTGTAATCTTGGCAGCGTAAACTTTTGGAACAAGAGTAGTTTCAATTATATTACCCGTAGAATCAACGCCTAATGAATACGTAGGTGTTCCCGTAAAAGTTCCACTACCATAAGAAGGCAAACTTACAGACGCATCATCATTTAAGTTGAACGAGTTAACTAGTCCCGATGTAGATCTTACGTTGAACTCTAAATTACCTGTAGTTGGAGCTGAAGCACTTGTTACGACGCTTTCAATTGAACCTGTAGTAATTAGACTACTCGTAGAACCCTCTGAAGCAAATCGAATAGAAGATCCAAGGCCATTAGCCCCAACTCCTGAGTCAACACCAGTTTGTAAAACCAAGTTTACAGCAACGGCGTCGTCTGCTGCTGTTTGAACCTTCAGAATACCAGCGGTTGAATTAGTGGCTGTTACATCAAGGGAATTTACGGTTCCCTCTACTTTGAGGGCGCTTGTTGTACCTGTTACATCTATAGCTGTCCCGGTATTAGTAGAAACTATCATGTTTCCGCCATTTGTTGCCGCAAACTCTAAGTTTCCACTAGTCGAAGTAAAATCGAGGCTTCTAAAACTTAAATCAATCGTGGTATCGTTATCCAAAGAGCCTCCAAGGACTACATTCCCTGATGAAATTGACAAACCATTATCCGCGCCAGTAGGGTACACGATTGATGGGTCGTAATAAACTTCCCAAACCAAACCGCCTGGAGTAGCAATTGTACAACGATAAAGAATGCCTGTGCTAGTGTTCTGCCAAATAGCTCCAAACTCTACTCCCGCCTGTGTGTTGCCGGGATCTCCAGTGCCAGTAAACAAGCGGTACTGGAAGTTGGCAAGCAACTCATCAATTATTGAATTAGCCGAGTTGTTTGACACCCAGTAGTATGTCTCGTTATCACAACAAGCGCAGTCGCATCCTGAGGCGTCTAATTGAGACTGAAGAAGGGCAATGGTTGACTTATACTTGTCAAGCTCTCCGCAAGCTCTGTAGTTCATGGCCTCTGTGTAATACAGAAGGACGTTATCTACAAACACTTGATACTTTGAAATTCTATTTCGTACAAGTTCTGCCGCGTGAGCCGCACGAAGGTTCTCAATGCAAGGAATAAGTCCGCAAAGGGTTCCGGCACAAGTTACGGTGAATTCTCTTGTTATAGAATTAGAGTAAGTAATTATCAGGCCAGACGCTTGGTTTTGCTGAATCTGTTGTGATAATAAAATACTATAAGTACCCGTAGCAAGGGGTGTGTCCTCACCCAATATGGTTGGGTATGGTAAAGATGTAGTAACTACCTGTGGATTGAATATCGGATCAACATTTGTCCAAGATGGATAGTTTATGGTGCAAACCTGACTTGTTATGAATTCGGTCGCAGCTAAAACTGTTGTATTTGACACAGCCCATGAGCCACTATCCCCAAACTCGCAATCGTAAGTGAACTCTACATTAGCAGTTGTTTGAGTGCATCCTGAATAAACCCAAGAGAAACCAGAAAATGTTTGATTAACCGTAACAATTCTCGTTGCGGGAAACGCTGCTAATACAGGCTCGTCAATAGTTACGTATAAAGTTCCAGATATATTCTCGGCGTTAGTTATTAAAGCGCCACCTGGTAAATCTACAGAAACCTGAATCTCTGCACCGACGGTAAAACCTTGATAGTTTGAACCAATTGAAAAAAGAGCAATTTGGTTTGGAGTAGCAAAACCTACAGAGTTTGAAAAGTTAAAATTAATAGTGTAAACAGCTGAGTAAGATCCATTTGCCACATTTCCGTTTAAATCTAGTTCTAGATCAAATAGAGAGGTGGTAGTGTCTCCACCCGCGAGGTCAATCGTGAGTGGAGACCCTATTGAATCCCCTTGAAAATAAATTGCGACACTTCCCGTCGCGCCAAGAGCGTTTAGGTCTACGCTTATTGCAGAGTAGTCCGTCGTATCAGTGAAAAAACCCTTTTTTTGAGTTAGATCAAGCGTAAGGGAAAGTGTGCTTTGCATTTTATTTTATAGTTTTCTTAATTTACCTAATAATTCTTCATTTACTTTGAGGTGATCAATCAAGGCAAACGCGTCCTTCTCTCCTGTTGATTCGAAGAACGGATTCTTTAACCACTTGGTTCCGTCACCTCTACGGTCGCGAAGATACCAAATTCCGTCGTCATTTTTAATAAAACCTTCAGAAGAAAGTCGATTTACCATCTCGTGGATAGTTTCCTCAGTCTTTACCTCTTGTTTCTTGGGACGAGAGTCAAGTATTTCGAACGCGTTTTTGCGGAACGTAGCGCTTCCATTCTTAATAGAGTCGTGAAGCATCACGCGGTTTTCCTCCTCAGAGTTCTTCTTTGGAAGGGCAAGACCGTCGATTGTCTTCAACACCATATCGTATGGGGTGTCAAAATAAATCATGTTCTCTAACTCACGAGCGCTCTTAGCTTGTTCAATCTTGCTCTTGGCATCCATCTCTGGTCTGTCAAACTCATAGAAAGGGTCTGCCGCAGGGTTCATACACTTGTTTCCCTTAATGTTTGGACACAAGAAATACAAATAGAACAAAAAGTCCTTTTGCCCCGACTGAACAGTCATGTTGTTGTCAAGGGTTATGTACCCAGATGGGTATCCCCAAGATATTTGCCCTTCTGACCTTTTGGGGTAAGTAGTGGCATATTGAATTGGATACGTGTAACCGTCTTCAGGATCCATAACTAGGCCTCTAGCCTTTCTTGTGTTTCCCGGAGGGGCTTCGATTACGGTTCTCATTTCTCCGTTCTTATCTGAAGAAGAAACTTTTTGTAGTCGAAGCATCTTTGATTCTGTAACCTTAATTTTCAGCGGAATCCCCTTGTAAAACTCAGGAAATTCTTTTTGCATTATTTCATCTGCCCATATTGGAACAGGTATGGACTCACCTGTACTTATATCGAAAAGCATAACGTATTTTGGGTTTATAAAAACAAGGGGGCTTTTTAGACCCCCTCGTTTTTGAGTTTACAAAGATTAGTTCACGTTGGTCAACAAACCGTACTTCTGAGCGTTGATGAATTTGAACGCGATTTCAGACACGATGTGAACACCGAGCTGCCATTTGTCGGTCTTGTTAGACGCGGCACGGCCACCTGTTTGCCACATGTTCATGAATGCGCCTGGCTTGTGAGAAAGACGGATATACTTACCCATGTTACCCAAACCATCGTCAACACCCTGTGATGTCATTGGCAAGAACACCGCGTAACCAGGCCATGGGTTGGTGCCATTGCCAGGAGCTACATTGAACGTCTGTGGGTTATCGAAGATACCCATACGAACAAGTGCAAAGTTCTTGTTGTTGAACACGAGATTGTTGAAGCTATAAGTAGAAGACATCAAGTCTGCATAAGCACCCTCACCCCAGAAGGTCTTTTCCATCTGAACCTTGTTGATGCTGATGTTCGCATTCTTGTTGTAGTTCAAGAGCACTTGCTCAAGAATAGATGAGCTCTGACCGCTAGTCCAAACCATGTAGTTCTTTACAGAACCATCGATTTTAGAGAGCTTAGCTTCCAAAGCGTAGATATCAGCAACATCAGGACCAGCAGTCGTGGTGTCGCAGTCTACAACCTGACCTGAACTCAAGATGGTAGGAATCAAACCGTTTGTGAACTGGTAACCATTCATACCTGTGTTGGTGTTGGTCTTACCGGCCAAGAACGTGTTTACGATTGCCACCTGGTGCTCGCGCTGCAAGTAGATGATGTCGCGTGAGTTAGAGTATGGAGTTGCAGTACCGTTCTCAAGTTGAGAGTACCAAAGTTGGTTGTACAAAGCCTCAGAGCTAGCAAGCGCATCGTTACGGAAGGTTTGCAGTTTAGCGCTGTACTTTGTATCAAACACGAACTTAGGATCCTGAGCGCCTGAGTTTTCAGCAACAGATACACCAACGTAGAAGAACGAGTCTCCAGCAGCGATGTCAGTAGCAGGAACTACAGTAGCAGTCAAAGGACGCAATTCCAAAGTGTTAGCCGATGTCTTATTGATAACTTGATAAAGCTCACCGGTCTTAGCGTGACGCCAAATTTCATTCTTGATAGGGAAAGAGTAACCAGTTACTGCATCCACCTCGCTAGAAGGAATAGTAATGGTAATGGTTGTACCAGCAGTTGCTCCACCTGATTCAGTTGCAACTGTGAAAGGAACCTCCATACGGTTCATTTCAAACCAGTTTACAATCTGCTGTGTTGCAATTTCACGGTTACCAATACCGTTCATGATTTGGTTCATAGCATCCCAGTATTCGTCACCGAAGGGCAGGTATGCTACTGCATCGAAGTCTGCCTTCAATGCATCCCAGTTGTTGAGAATCCCATTGGTAATACCACCGGGAATCGCTTGGGCTAAAAGATTTGCCATTTTTTTCTAAATTTTTTTATTATTCAACAGTCTTTACTTTCTGAGACGGCAGAGCAATACCCCTAGCCAACAAGTCCTGTTGTGCAGGGGTTAAGTTCTTCGCGTCTACAGTTGTTTTGTCTACACGGTTAATCGTTTTTGGTTGACCGTTGTAGACCTCTTTGACCACCTTCTTTTCTACGCTTGCTGAAAGTGATTTGGCTATTTGAACTCCGAGATCCCCAGACTGAACCTTATGAATGAGGATTTGGTTCTCTAACCAGTTTCTAACCGCCTGCTTTCCTTCTCTAGTGGTCGTATCAAATGCTTGACCCAAGTAGCCTGCATACTGCGACTTCAAAATCGAATCGATCTCTTCGTTTGAAACTTTTAACGAAACTTCTGACTCTCCGAATTTGTAGGGGACATCTTTTAGCTGCTTGGCGTAGGACTCTGCCTCGGCAAGTGCTATTGTCTGTCTTTCCGCAATTTGCTTTTGAGTTTGGCTCTTTAGCTCTTTTGCAAAGGTAAAAGGATTTTTAACAGTTTCAACATCTTTCTTAGTCTTTTCAATTATTTCTATAGCATCTATAGCATCAGACTTTAAAAGAGCTGTCGCGTAATAGTCACCTTCACCTAAGTTATACTTTTCACGAATGGCTTCCTCAATAGTTGAGTGGCCAAGTCGCTTGAATTTGTCTGGGTTCTTTACCGCCTCAGCGATAACCAACGCCTTGAGCGGATCTTCCATCAAGGAGTCTGGGTTTGAAGACACAATCTGATTGGCGATAGACGGGCTAATACCCTTCTTGCCAAAAGCAACAAGTGTACGCGCCTCTTCATTTCCGCCAAACGGATCGTCAGCCTCCTGCAACAAGGATAGGCCCTCATTTATTTCAGCCTCCTTACTAGCAATATACTCTGCGCGTTCCTTGTAACTCTTTAGTTCCTCAAACTGAGAACGGAAGTCGTCCTCGGTCTCAAAGCCAAACGAGCCATACCATGTGGATGGAGTCTCGTTTGTTTCCTGGTTCTCATTTGTTTCTTGTGAGATTTCTTGTGTTTCAATAATCTCCTCTTGATTGTTCATTTCTGTGTTTTCCATGTGTTTTATACTCTTCCTGTTATTTCGTTTCCTAACTCAGCTTCAAGGGTTGCCTCAAGCTGTATCTCTTCGAGGGCTTGCTTGCCCTTCAGTAATTGTACTTGGTAGTTTGCGTCAGCCTTAATCTTAGCAAGCTGTTGCTCCTTCATAAGCTCCATGTTAGCCATCTCGCGCTGCTTCATAATTTCAATCTGAGCAAGTTGCATGGCTGTTTGACGTTTAGCCTCCTCGGCCATCATAGCAGACTGCTGTTGACCTTGAATTGTTTGCTGAAGCATCATTTGAGCATTCTTCTGCTCGCGTTCACGCGCTTCTGTTTCCTCGGTTGCCATGAACCAAAGTGCCTCATCTACATCTCCATTTTTAAGGAGTTGAGCAACACGCTCTACACTTGACGGAGTAAGAAGAACTGAACCATCCTTGGTTGGGATTTGAGACATCTGAATAGCTCTTTGAAGTATTGCGCTCTTTTCTTTTTCGTTTGGAATAGACTTAACGCTAATTGCAAGCTGGTCTAATGACAATCCTTCAATCTCATCCAAGGAGTCAACCATGTTTTTACCAATTACCGCCTCGTAAAACTCGCGAATCTTAGGGTCGTATTCTATGTCTATACGAGCCTGGTGAATCATGCGCTCTCCTACCTTGCGTTTAAAGTCACGCTCTGAATCGCGAAGAGTCCAGTTTGCGTGGTTGCCGGCTTGGTAATCCTGCTCCATAACACCAACAAGTCTTTCCGCACTTTGGTCGGGACTAGCCGCCATTGCATCCGGGATACCCATGGTGTCCTTGATCATCATCTGCAAGTTGGCTATCTGCTGAATCCATTCAGTTCCCTGTGGGCCTAATCCGTTGTCCATCTCGGTCAATGGCTGGGATACATACTTTCCTGTTGCTGCGTTGAACTTAGTGGCAACAACCTGAATACCGTTCTGACGATGTACGTGTACAAGGTCAAACAAGTCGTATTCTACCCCGCCAATCTTGATGTTGGCCGCCTCGCCTACGTCTATTCGGTAACCCTTTGGAGCAGCAGCCCATACAGCGGCACGAAGTTTAAGGATGGCGAACATTAAGTCGTCAAGCAATCCCCTTACGCTACGTGTGGGGGACTGTCCTGGAATACGGTCGATAACGTAAGAACTCATCGGTGTGAGTCCCTTCTGCATCTGGTTAGGCTTCTTCTTCCATTCGTAGATTCGGTCAAGACCGGTTCCCGAGATGATGTATGAACCTTCGTACCAATAGTTGCAGGCAACCTCTTCGTATGTGTCGTTAGGATTCTTTTTCTTTTCCTCTACAGGCTTGTTGTTTCGAAGGAACGATGCATAACCCTGCTTGTTCTTTCTCTCAACATATTGCTTGTAGTCAGTAGAAAGGTATTCAAACTTTAGTACGTAAACCTTGAAGTCCATCCAAACCCATCGGTTTGATGTCTCATCCTTTCTCTCAAAAGCCCACACGGGAATCATGGAGGCATTCGTCTGATAAGGAACGTAAGATTTAGCCATTGACTGAATCTGCTTCTCGTCAAACCCTGCCTCAACTAGCTTAGGGAATATCGACTGAATGGTCTCAATCTCAATATGGCCAATAGCCACAGGTTCGTCTTCATTGTCTTCATTCCAAAGCATGATAAGACGGGCGGGGTCTATATACTGAACTTTTACTTGTCCTGTGATCGGGTCGTTGTAAATCTTAGCAGACCGGAAGTGGTAATCAATAGCGTCACGATTTATATCGGTACGCATTGAACCCCAATTAGATGAACGAAAGCCTGACTCAGCAAGTTTCTCCAAGGCAACTTCATATTTGGTCTTGAAAAAACCAAGACGGTCTGCCATATCTAGCATAGTCTCGTCCTTTGGCACAAACGGAAGTTTAAACTCCGGAAGGCCAAGCTCACGCATTAACGGATTTGTAAAATTCGCTTTAGCGTAGATATCATTTTTTTCGCGCTTCTTTTTATTGATGATGTTTTTATCAAGAGAAACACAATCAAGTTTATAATCGTTATCTGAAAGAATTGATAGAAGAACATTGGTTAGTTTTTTCATTGGAGAGAAAATGTCATAGCTTATGTTAGCCATCGCCTTTCTCTGCGCGATATTCATTCCCTTTGTTGACTGAGCTGACTCGTTGTTTGACCTTGTCTTGGTTCCGATTGGTGACCCGTTTGTGAACCAATTCTTATACTTTTCAACAGATTGAATACCTGATCCGTAGTTTCGGGTCTCTTGCATCTCAGGGAGCTGAGTGTATGAAAAATAAGTACCTCCTGTACAGAAGCGAGAATACAACGCCCTTCCGCATCGCAAGCCAAAGTCTGGCTTTAATTTATCTATCTCTGGCACATTATCGCTTGGAAACAAATAGTTTCCAGCCATTTGAGGCAGTATCATATCTTACAAATTTAAGTAAACAACTACAAATGTATGAAAGTTTCTCATAAATGGTTGAAAACAATCAATCTATTTCGAAAAACGAAAATCCTCCCTGCACCTCTATTGGTTGGTAAGCCTCCTTGTAAAGGTCAGGCATCCGGCTCTTTATAGCCCTCATACACCATCCCGTGGCGGCACACAAGTCATGGTTTGTCAAGTCATCAAGACCCCTCATCTGACTCCACTCCTCAACTATCTCCCACATTTTCACGTACTTAACATTGTTGTTAAAGTAGGTCATGATGTCCCCTGCCATCTCGTTCTTTTCTGCTTCACCAGCCCAAACGCCAGGTCTTGAGTCCTGCTTTCCGTCTGAACCCAAGTCCTTCAAAAGGTATCCATCGAACCCATTATCCCTAAAGTATTCGACTAGTGCTTCTCCGTCGGGCCATTCTGGGTAGACGTATGCCCCAAGGAATATAGCTGCCTTTAACCACTCTTCGTGATACTCAGCCTTGTCTTCAGTCTGTCTGTTGTAAATCAGAATCCAGTCATTACTCACCCACTCGCTTCTAGGCTTGGTGTCTGGATCTACCTGACTATCTCTTTTGTAAAACACAGCGGCAGCAGCGTTTGACTTCTTTTTACCTACAGTGTTTCGCTTATGGAACTTTACAGGGTCACAGCAAAGGAAGAACCTATTCATTACCGATGGATCGGGAGCGTAAATAGGACCTCTATTCTTTGGTTGAATGTAACCCTCTTCTGCTGTAACAACGGTCTTCCTATTACGCATCTCATTTGGGGGAAGGTAACTCATGGTCCAACTTCCCTTAGGATCATTTTCTACATAGACATCCCCACCAAACTTGTCACCCATCCACTTAAAGTTGATTTTTGTTGTAATAGGGGTACGAGAAAACTTAAGTTCAGATATCCTGTCACGCATCTTCTCGATAGGCATACCCATATCCTTGGGGATTACAGCAAATGCTTGTTTCCAACTCATCGGGAAGTTCTGCTGTAACTTAATCAGCTTCTGCCACTCCCTCTTGCGCTCGAAGTAGTCTGCCTGGTTTAGAA